CATTTGGTACTATTAAAACAAAAATAGAGGAGGCTTCTATATCTTTATATTCGAACCCCCAATTTAAAATTTTTATGCGAGAGTTTAAAAAAATGGTTTTAGAAAACAAAGATATTGCTGAATTATATTCTATATATGATAATTTATCAACTAATAAAGGGATTGATAAAGATATTGTTGACGATTATATAAACGAATCTATTGAATATTCACAAATACTAATAGAAAGTTCTCCTAATAAATTAAACGTTTTAGATAAATGGATTTCTAATATTGTAAAAAAAAATAAAAATAACTACAAGGACATTGATAATACAATTTACAGTAAATCAATTAAAAATCTTGAGTCTATTTTAGAATCTAAAAAAAATATTAAAAATAGTTTAATTAAAGAATCAATTAAGGACTTAAAAGAAAGTAGTTATCTACCATTATCTTCTATGGTAAAAATCGCTAATGACTCACTTAAAAAAGAATTTTCAAATATAAATGAATCAGAAAAAAAAGAGTTAAATTCAATTTTATCTTTAAGTTTAGATGAGGTTAAAAAAGAAATTAAAGAGTTACAAGAATCTGTTACTTTAAAACTTAAAGTAACTATAAATGAATCTAAAGATGGTGATTTATCAAATGCGATAAATAATACAATAAATAAGGTTAATGAGACCAAGTGTGATCATTATAACTTATATAAACTAAGAAAACTAAATTTAGGATTATAAAAAATATTCAGATAATCAATCTGTTGAATAATTCTTTTGATTATACTTAGCCTTTTGAATTTGATCCCTTCTTATAACGGAGGGTTTTTTATATTCTTTTCTTTCTTGTAATTTTTGGATTTGTTTTGTTTTATAAATTTTAAGCTTGTAAGACTTTAACGCTTGTTCTATCGATTTATAATTTTTAACCGGTATTATTATCATATTTTTTCCTTTTATAGTATAAATATAAACGATTTTTTCGTTTTTGACAAATGATAAATATTTTATTATATTTCAATAAACAATAAACGGATAAGTCATGAAAAATGAAAAAAGGAAAAACGTCAAAATTAAATATATTTGACGATGCTAAATGCTATTACGGGACGGTGGATTCCAAAAATTTAAAATCAATATATGTAGTATTACAAACATGGGTAGAACCAATAGACGATTATGATAATTGGTTTAAGATTACAGGCGAAATTAAAAGACAAATATTACACACAATGTTGGAGGTAGTAGATTACACCACATTTGAAAAACGCCACATAGTTGACTTAGATTTAAGAACAAGTGGAATACAAAAAAACAAAAGGAGTTTTTTAAATTTAGAAATAACCATGTTTGTACACAATAAAAATTTAGAATTTAAATCACTCATTTTACGAAATAAAATAAAAACAATTTTACAATCAATATATAAAGATGATTTAAAAAATTCAAAGTATTTTATATTAAGTAAGACAAAAATGAAAGAAACGATAAGTGCATAATATTTATTTTAAAAAAGTATTATGAGAATTTTAGGACCTAATGAAATAGGAAAAGGAATATTAGTTGAGTGGGATGCTGGAATAATCAACCCAAATGACTCAAGAAACAATACGGTTATAAAGGAATCTTATGGTAAACTTGATTACTCTAAACCGTTTGTTTTCTACGCCACATTACAAAAGTATGGAGTACCAAACCGTAATGGTAGAGTATATCCTGAAAAGATTTTAAAAAGGGAAGCTGAGAGATACAAAGAAATGATTGATCGTGGGATGTCTATTTCTGAACTTAATCACCCTGAATCTTCACTTATAGACTTAGATAGAGTTGCTCATTTAATAACCGAAATATGGTGGGAAGATAATGTGTTAGTTGGTAAAATACAATTACTAACAACACCAGGATTCCATGAAAGAGGTATTGTATCATCTAAAGGTGATGTGGCGGCAAACATGATGAGACAAGGGGTTACTATGGGGGTATCTTCTCGTGGTGTAGGATCTTTAGTTAAAAAAGATGAACAAAATGAAGTACAGGAAGATTTTGAATTGATATGTTTTGATTTAGTATCATCACCATCTACGCCAGGAGCATATCTTTATTTAAATAAAGAAGACAGACCAAAATATGAAGAAAAATTAACAGAACACGAAAATATTGAGAATAACTCTAATCCTTTAAATAAATCTGTTGACTTAATGAGAAGATTATCCGATTATTTAGATAAATAAATTAATTAGATATGGACGAAAAATATTTTGTAGCTAGAGTAACCACAGATATTGTGGATGAAAATACAGGGAAAGTAAAAAAAATTAAAGAAGAAAAATTAGTAAAGGGGTATTCACCTACAGATGTTGAAGCTAAAGTAACTAAGACTTATGAAACATACACTATGGATTGGAGAATTACTGCTATTGTTGAAAGTAAAATTGATGAGGTAATAGAATAATCATTTACTAAAATATTAATTAAAGAAGGGGGGTACTAAAAGGTACCCCTTTTTATTTAAATCTATTTTTTTTAGATAAAAAGTAAGATAATCAAACTTTTTTTACTTATCAACATATTTATTTGATAAATAAACTTATAACGCATTACTTTTTTAGAAATGAGTATAGAAAAAAAATCGGTAGTTGAAGACGCTTTATTACAAATAAAGGCGGTTGAGGAAGCTATCAGCGAAAATGCAAAAGGAATACTTGCTTCAACCATGAAGGAAGAAATCAGTGAATTAGTTAAGGAATCATTAGGTGGTTCAAGAAAATCTAAAAAGTCATTGTACGAACAAGAAGAAGTTCCAACAGACGTGGAAGATGATGAGATCGATTTTGAAGACGATGAGATCGATGTTGAAGACGGTACGGATGACGATGAAGAAGATTTAGACATGATGGCAACTCAAGATGATAACACATCTGATGTTGACATGGGAATGTTTGATGATAATGAAGACGAGATCGCACCATTAGATATGACATCGGCATCACCACAAGAAGTTTTAAAAGTATTTAAGGCTATGGGTGACAACGATGGTATTATAGTTAAAAAAGAAGGTTCGTATGTTCACTTAAGTGATAGCGAAACCGACCGTGACTATTTAATCCAAACGGAAAGCGATAATAGAAGAAATAGAAATATGAGATCAAAACTTAACGAAAAATATTCTGAATCTTCAAAATTTGAAAATCTTCGTGATTTTGATTTTTCAGAATTTGAAACTGAAATGCCAAGTCGTCGTGGAACAAACAAAGATGAGGTAGAATATGAGTTAGAGTTAGATGACAAACCATTTAACAAAAACATGGGTGATATGGGGGATGAGTTTGATAACGAACCATTTAACAAAAACATGGGTGATATGGGGGATGACAGACCATTTAACAAAAACAGAGATGAAGTGGAATATGAATTAGAGTTTGATGACAAACCTTCTAAATATTCAATGATGGACGAAGATTTTGAAGAATACGAAGAAGAAGATCTTGAAGAATCTTTTAAACCAAAAGGTAACTTTGGAAAAATGAAATTCAAATACCCTAAAACCATGAAAAAAGGTGTTACTGAAACTTCTGACGAAGATGAAGAACTTGATGAGGATTGGGATTTAGAAGAAGGCGAAGATTTAGTTAGTTATCCAGCATCCCCTGAAGAGATGGAAGAAGGATTCAAATCAAAAGGTAAAGTTGGTAAAATGAGTTTTAAGTATCCAAAATCTATGAAAAAAGGAGTTACTGAAATGTCATATGAAGATGAAGAACTTGATGAGGATTACGACGAAGAAGGTGAAGAAGGCGAAACTACTGAGGCTGCTAGAACTATGACATATAGAAGAAGAGCAGAAAGAGGTAGAGTTGTTGCACCAAGACAAGTAAGATCAGAATCTGTTAATAAAGAAATGACACTACTTCGTGAAAAAAATGAAGAATATAGAAAAGCTTTAGACTTCTTCAGAAATAAATTAAATGAAGTTGCAGTGTTCAATTCAAATTTAGCATACTCAACTCGTTTGTTCACTGAACAATCAACAACAAAACCAGAAAAGATTAATATTCTTAGAAGATTCGATAACGTAGAATCATTAAAAGAATCTAAAAATCTTTACAAAACAATTAAAGGCGAATTAGACGGTAAAAATGTTAGTGAAGTCGTAACTGAATCTATTCAAAGAAAAGTTAACAAAACACCACAAACAGGATCAGCTACAAACCTAATTGAAAGCAAAACGTACGAAAATCCTCAATTTATGAGAATGAAGGATTTAATGACAAAAATAAAATAAATAAAACAAATAAACTCAATTTAAAAATAAAAAAAATGGGAGCATTATTAGAATCAGGTCTTGTTGGTAACATAGGGTTGAAACACCTTAAAGTTATCAAAGAAGATACAATTAACAAATGGGATCGATTAGGATTCCTAGACGGTCTTAAAGGACACGTTAAAGAGAACATGGCACAATTATATGAAAACCAAGCGTCTCACCTTATTAACGAAGCGTCTGCGACAGATAGCTCAGGTTCATTCGAAACTGTAGTTTTCCCTATCGTTAGACGTGTATTCTCTAAATTGTTAGCTAACGATTTAGTATCTGTACAAGCAATGAACTTACCTATTGGTAAATTGTTTTACTTTATTCCTAAAATTCAAGGATATAATGTAAACGGAACATCAACAAACGACCCTACCGATGGTGGTTCTCACTACGCGCCAATTGGTGCTGGAGGCACACAAGGAGGTGGTTATGATACTGACAGTAAGAATCTTTATGATAGATTCTACGAAGGAAATGAACCAGGATTAGACCCGTCAGGGTTATTTGACTATTCTAAAGGAGCATTTTCTGCAAGAACGGTATCTGCATCTACAGTTGCTTGGTCAAGTGGTTATTTACAACAATTTAACTACTCGGCTAATACTGAATATAGAAAAGTACTTATTGCTATGTCAGGATTTAACTATTCAGGTGAAGGTAAATTAATCGGACCTGATGGTAACGATATGGATACTGAAACTTTTTTAGCTGGTTTAGAAGTAAAGATAGTCACTAACGCAACAACCAACGGATTCTCTGGTACATCTGCGGCTTCTACTTTAGGAACAGGAGCATTATTATTTAGGGTTGTTACTCAACAATATGGTAAAGGTATTGTTCAATACGGTTCCTCACAACAAACAACATTCCCAGGTACATCATCAGGTAATGGAGGTAACGGTGGTTCTTATGATAATATCTGTTCTTCTGACGGTATTATCTACTTGGAAATTGATACTCAAGTACCGTGTTCTGTTGGAACTAATTCAATTGATGGATATAGTGGTTTTACAACACAAAATCATGTTGGCGTTGGTTTATCAACACCTTATAACCAAGCATTTAAATGTACTTATAGAATCTACCAAGAATTGGAATTCGAAGACAAAA